CCTTCTAACTTTAACCAGATAAATCCTTGCTCTTCATAAGCAATAACTGAATATATAGTATGATAATTTAATTTACTATCTTTTACAAATATTTTATATCTATTAGCCCAAGCAGGCGCTTTACTTTTTATCTCTAACTTTAAGTTATTACTAGTAACACTATTCTTTATTGGTATAAAGACAGTATTATCATTACTTGTTAATATGGTAGAATATCTTCCATCTTCATCCAAATATACAATCCCAGTTTCATAACTTCTAATTGATTTACAACTAGCATAAACATTGTTATCTGAAGAAAAAACATTAACACTATCTACCTTTATGTGGTAGTATTCATTTTGATAATCAAATAAAGAGTCTCCTGTATCATTAGGAGTAGTATCTATCTTGTGTCTTATATACGGTATCTTTATACTTAATACATTACTTGAAGTAGCTGTTAATAATGTAAAAGGTTTATACTTATCTGGATAAGATTCTATATCATTGTTAGGCTCTGTATTATTTAAGTCAGCATTTTTAAAATTATTACTTGCTACAGTTGACAGGAAAGTGATAAACTCTTCTGATTTAGAAAGTTCAAAAGCACTAGCGTATGTTTTCTCTAAATAAAAAGATAGATCACACATGTAGTTACCAAAGAAAGGAGTATCACTACTAGCTCTAAATGATATAGAAAGTATTTTTCCCTTTTTAATATCAGATGGAGCTAACTGTACATTTAAAACATTATCAGTAGTTTCATTGCTAGATACAGTTGTATTCAAAAAATTTTCTTTTAAATCTTCAGCAACAAAAGATGTTTTAAAATCTACATTTATTTTTTTACCAGATACATCTACAAGATCTCTACCTTCTGTGTAGTTACCAAACATAAGTCTATTACCTATAAACTCCTGAGCCTTTGCAACCACTGGTATATTATCATACAATCTATTTACTTCATCCTCTGGAAGTATAGAGTATATTTTATTATTAGAAAATAAAAAAGTTTTGTTGGCATTATTTCCGTACTTTTCTTTTTCTTTGTTTAAATTCTCAATAACATATATTGTTCCGCTATTACTTTCTTTAAACAACAACTGTACATCGGTTACATTTTTGTCACCAGTATTAAAACCAATGTTTATAGCGTTAAATGAATTGACCATCCCATTATTTTCCTGAGTAGAAAAATTAAATGAGAAATCAGAAGGATAAAATTGAGGATTACTAAATGCAGAAGTAGCACTATACTCGCCATCTAAATATCTATATCTATATCCAAAAGACAAGAACCTTTCTTTTATATTATTTTCAGTACCATCACCAAACTGAGTAGGAGTGCATTTAGGAGCTCTAAATGGAGCTCTTTTGTATAAACTGATATCTTGTGTAGCAAAACCATTTACAGCCCAGGATTTAGCTCTATTTACGTTTATACAGCGTATAGGGTTTAAGTCGTCCGTCCATACAAGAAGTTTTTCCTTGTTAAACGAATTGTATATTACATTAGCACCAGTTATTTTATACTTAGAATTAAAGTTTAATACGTTGGCAGAACCAGCTCTTGTGTCTGATAATATTATAGATAAAGATTCATTATCTAATATATTATACTCGTATACAAAATTACCAGCAGTTGAAGTAACAAACCAGTAAATGCATTCATTACCCTCGTCTGTTATACTTCCTATAGTAACAGCGTTAAGTGGTAAAGTTAAATTAGTTAATTTATCTAATCCATTTGATTTCTGAACAAGACCTAAACTAGAGCCTTCTGAGTTTGATACTATGATGTTCTCGGCATCAATATACTCTCCTTCTGGTATTAATCGAACATCGTAATCTTTGTTCATTAACCCACCTACAAAAGTCTTTTTTAACTCCATATTATTTTATCCAGTTACTTCCACCTCTAATAGATTGTAAAATTTCATCGTAACGAATATTTGACATTCTAATTTTAGTGTTATTTCTAATTGCTCTGTATTCTACTTTAGCTCTCTGAACTATATATTCTTGAACACCAAACTTATTCGTAAGTATCTCGTGTTTTATAAATTGATATAAAAACTTCTCAGCTAATTTATTTACTTTTATTTCGTCTTCTGACAAATCAGATAATCCATCAGAAATATATTCTATTACTATAGTTTTACCAACTAAATCAGAACTAAATCTCATAACACCTAAATTCTTGTTTATGACAAACGTTCCATTTTGATTAGCTGTTTTTCCATCTATACCAAATCTACCTCCATTTAAATAAGTAGATCCGCTGTCATTTAAATTATTTGACTTTGGGTTTCTACTATTTAGTTCTGTAGTTGAAGTACCTTCTAATGCTTGACCATTGGTATCAAAAAGTATATTATAATTATTATCTTGAAGATATGAATTTACAATACCAGACTGATTATTTTTAATTATAGGTCTAAAATTACCGTCTTCATCAACCCAACTTATTCTAACATAATTTACATAGTCTCTTGGAACTGGTAATTGAAGATTAGTCGGTAACTCTAGCTCTATAGCTTTTACTTCCTTAGCAACATCGTAGTTTAATTCTTGAAGACCTCTCTTAGCATGAAATATAACTTCATATCTTTTGCAGTCATTTATTATTTTATCATCACCAACATACATCATATAAAAGTTATTTATAATATCTTTCAATAATACATATTGATAATTACCCCAATTCTCATCTTTAGGGTTTACCCCACTATTCTCGTAGTATTCGAAATCAGTCATCTCTTATATTTTTATTTTGCGTCCTCTTGGTTTTCAAGTGCTATAGCAGCACCAACAATATCAGGCTCTCTCATATTTAAACCAGCGTACTTTAATATTTTAGATATAATTTTAAACTTATCATCATACCCAATCTCTAAGTCTTGGAATCCTTGTTTAGAAGGATTAAATATAGCGTTACCACCAATCATCTCGTAGGTCCAGTTTGGATCCTTAGGGTTTCTGAAGTATATTATTTGAACACCAGAAACAATCGTGTCTGGATATACTTTATATTTATCTTCGTATTTTACGTATGCAGGATAGAATACACTAGGTCCAGCAACTTTATTAGTTAAGAAGTAAGATAGTTTTTCTCTAGGAACTTCTTCTACCTCTTTACCATTGTAAATTATATTTATTGTAGTGTATAAGTTAGATGGACTGTTAAAAAATCCATTTGAAAACGTCATTGTAGTAGGAGCAACTATAAAAGCATCTATAGCTTCTTTTATTCTTGTTACAGTATCTTTATAGTTAACCCTTTGTGTTTTACCTACTATCGCTTTATTATACTCATAAAAATAATCATCAACAATCTCTTGCTGTGCCTGTTTAGCAAATGTGTTGAACTGCAAAGGAGTTATGTATCCACGGCTTTCTTTATTCAAAATAAAGTCAACTATGTTTCTTACATCGTTAATCATCATAATTAGTTATTTTGTGCAAAGTTAATAAAAAAAAAGCACCCCCTTTCGAGAGCGCTTTTATTATAATTGATCGTTATTTAACACAATATACTACAATTTGTTTGAAATATCAGACAATACATCCATACCTTCATCCGTCAAGAAGAAAGCCGCTAATGCTGAATAAGCATTCTCTCCAAATGGTACTGTGATAATTCTTCCTTTGTCTTTTCCACTCCAATTAACAGTTCTTCCATCAGAACTTACATTAATGATATCCATCTGTACAGCTCTAATTGCAATGTTTCTAAATTTAATAGAATCGTCATTAACTAAAGAATTAAACTCTGCTGGATTTCTACTAGCATAAATCAACATATCTCTTCTTAATTCAGAAGAAGTAAGCAATTCTACTTTACCCTTCAATACCACTCTAGCAATAGCCTCTAATTCCTCAATAGGCATTTCTCTAGCTGTAACCTGAGCATCAAGTTTAGCGGTTAATTCATCATACTCTTCAGCTGCTTTTTCTTCAGCATCAAACTCATAATAAACATTGTTATTATCTGGATGATAGATAGATAAAAATTTCTGTAACTCTACTTGCTCTTTCTTTACAAACAAAGATCCGTTCTCAAAAATAATAGGCGTAGATACAGCATATCCATCTTGCTCATCAATAAATGGAGAAGTTTGATTATCACTCCATCTTAAAGCACGATTAACCTTATACTCTTGATCAAAATATAAAAGGGTTTTGTTTGGTGAATGTTTAGAACGCAACATAAAAGAGATTGGGGTTGCATTACCTTTTAAAAGATACATTCTATCTTTAAATTCAAATTCCTTTTGAGAAGGAACTTCTTTTTTTTGCACTTGCTTTGCCATAATTAAATTATATTAAAATTAAAGATGCAAAAGTACAAAAAATATAAATTACAAAAAAACCGCTAAAAGACGAATCTAATAGCGGTTAAAAAAAATGAGAGTCTTTAAAACATTACAGTACAAATATAAAACAAAAAGGGTAAACCGAAGTCTACCCTTAATGATATTAATAAAAACTTATTAACTACTATTTCAACAACATGAAGTTGTTAGCACCTAAAACAACTAAAGCTCTTTCAGATAAGAAGTTAACAGACATAGCATCGATGTCAGAGTTTGAAGCTCCTCCAGCAGATCCTACAATCCAAGATTTGTATTTTCTATCTTCTGTTTCAGATTTTCTGTAACGAGTGTGTAAGAATGGACGTTTAGCATTTTTACCAAGAACTTGGTCGTAAACAGTCAATGTTCCAGCAGGAACCAATACACCATCGATGTCAGAGATAGAACCTCTAGTTGTAGCATCGTTCAAATATTTCCAGTCAGTTTTGTAGAAATCATAACCTAAGTTAAATCCTTTAAAACCAAGATTCAAAGCCATGTCTTGTTCGTTGTCAAACAATCCGTAAGAAGCTCCACTTGAACCGAAGTTATTTTGAGCAGCTAATACAGTGTCAATCTCGAAAGATGTTTTTCTGTTAACAAACAATACGTTTTCTTGAATAGCACCTTCTTTATCCAACACTTTGATAATGTTTTCTAAGTCAGTTCTATCAGTGATAGCACCTGTTCCAACGTTACCTCTGTTAGCGATTTCGTAGAACAAACCTTTAGTACCTTTGTAACCAGCAGCAGCTACAGCAGAACCAGCAGCAGCAGGCTCACCTTCAACCATTGACATTTCTAAGTAATCTTCGAAACGTAAACGAGTTTCATGCTCAGATTTCAAATACCATAAGTATCCGTCAGCACCATTTTCAGTTGTAACTTGAATCCAACCAACTTGAGCCATATCAGAACCATTAACCTCATACTTATCTTTGATGATAATTGGGTTAGTTTCTAAGATGTCAGATTGAGCTTCCAAAGAACCAGCCATCCCGCCTGTTCCTTTTTTGAATTCAGAACCGTAAACAAATACTTTCAAAGCACCAGAAACAGTACTTAAAGCAGCTAAGTTAGCAGCGCTATAAGGAGCAACAGTAATTGTTACACCGTCAGCATCGATAGCAGTAACCAAAGCTTTAATAGTAACTCCGTTAGAAGTATCGCTAATAACTACAGTTTGGTTTAAACGTACGTTATGAGCAGCACCAAAAGTAATAGTAGATGAAGTTGCTTTAGTAGCAGTTCCAAATACGTGAAGACGACCTTGCTCACTCCATTTGATCAAATCAGAAGTAGAAGGCATTTCAGCACCTACTAAACGTAAGAAAGATGCGATAGAACGATTTCCAAATCTTTCGAATTCTTTTTCGTAAAGGTCTGGTAATTCATGTGACAAAAAGTCAAATGTACCTACATAGTTAGTAGATAATGTAGCTTTAACTGGAGCTGGAGTTAATTGAGCTCCACCAGTAATAGCATTACTTGTAAAATTTACAGCTTGAGCCATGTTTTGTGTTTGTGTTTAATTATTATTTTCTTTTTCTAATTTTCATACCACCCTCAAAATCATCGCTAGGAATCACTCTCATTTTAGGACCATCACCCTTTGGTGTCACATCCTTATTGTCTCTTACAGACATCTCAATGTTTTTTGCATCTTTAATTACGTTTCCAGTTGCATCTGACTTGCCTTGTTCATAAAAGAACTTAGCGAAACCATCTGGGTCTCTAAACATAGCTAGAGCTTTGTGATACTGGTGTTCGTCTTTTAAATATCCATTCTCATCTAAATGCTTAGCGATAATACCGCTAATATCTGATTGAGCATTTTTAGTTTCTAGCACATCGCTAGGTTTGAAAACCTGTTTCTTATCTCCTAGATTAAATTCAAAACCTTTGAATTCACTATTAAATAATCTATCGGTTTTATCTAAAAATACACTAGACTTTTGTTGAGCAATCTCTGATTCTTTCTTCGAGTTCTCGGTATATTCTTGATAGAAATTAAAAGCTTCTTTATAATCCTCTGGAACTTCAGCAGATCTAGACCCTAGATCAACCTTATATTGTTCCTTTAAATCATTTAAATAACTTTTAGCTCTAAACAATTCTTCTTTTAACGCAACCTTTTTCTTTTTGATATCTCTATCATCATCAATATCTTCATCGTAAGAATACTCTTCTTCTAATAAATAAGTAATGTCTTCATCATCTAGATGAGGTTTTGTTTGCTTGTAATATTCTTTTAGAATAGTAGCGTCATTCTCTGAGTTCCAATCCCTATTTATTTTAAGATAATTGTCAACACCAAATTCCATTAACTTCTTAATGTCTTCTGGTAACTCAGCCTTTTCTTTTTGTGTAAGAACTTCGTCTAAAGAGTTATACTCTTTTTGATATCTTTCTTTTAAGTAGCTTAACACTCTAGCATCATCGATGTCTTGTGATTGAACATCTTCCACCTCTGTATCTTCTACTTCTGTGTCTTCTACTTGCGTATCTTCTACTTGTGAATCATCATCAACTGTTTCTACAGTTTCTAAATCATTATCTACAACTTCTTCTTGGTTGCTAATAACTTGATTTTGCACTTCACCATCGTCATCTAAGACTTTAAAAGTAAATCCTTCCATTATATTAAATATTAAATTAAATTTTTTGCAAAGTTATGAATTTTTAAATAGTGTTGAATATATCATCAATATTACCAAAATCATCTTCTTCTTCAAAGTCTATAGCATCCTCATCTTTAGCTCTTTGTCTAATCATTTTTGATTGTTGAGTTGCTTGTAACTTTGTTCTTTTATCTTTTCTATCCTCTCTCTCTTGTTCTTTCTGATTCAACATAGACATTTCGCTTTGTTTAATCTCAGACTTCATTCCTTCTTGAAGCTTTATTAATTCAGCTTTCATTTCAAACTCCATTCTAAGCTTCTCCATTTCGTTTTGATGTTTCAATTGTTCTAATTGAATATCAGATTGAGACTCTGCTTGAACCAACTGCATTTTAGATTGAGAAGTAGCTTCTGCTAACTGAGCTTGTGCTTGTGCCTGAGATTCGTAATTTTTCTTTTGATTCTCTTGGTCTCTCTCCTCTTTCTTTTTCTTTCTTACTTTTAATAATTGAGAAGCTATCTTTACATTTTTAACGTTTCTAATATCAATAGCATCATCAATATCAATTTTACCAGCAGCTAGTGCAGCTTGTATGTTTTGATTAAGCATTTGAGTTTCTTCCTCATCTGGCATTAAATCAATATAAATACCAAAATTATATAAATGTAAATCTTTTATTTTCTCAATAACATCCATAGAACTTCCTCCAATCATATTTGCAAAGTCTTCCTTCATATCAGAATACTCTAATACATCAGACATTCTATAGCAAATACACTCAGCAAGTCTTCTTGTTGTAAAAATACCACTTTGAAGAATATGTCTTGTGGCTGTATTTGAATTTAAAGCTGCTAATTTCTGAGTACCAACCAAACTATTTTCGTCTGGCATACTTCCATCTCTAGCCTCATTTAATCCAGTTACCGCTCTAATCATACCTAAGTATTGATTGTACATTCCTATAAGAGACTGTATCTTAGCATTAGCTCCCGAAGCGGTTAATTCTTGCACTGGTATTTTACCATTATTAAATTCACCATCTTCAGTCATGCTTCTACCGATAACACTACCAGTTTGGAAATATAAGTTTAAAGCCTCTTCTGGCGTGTAAGTCATACCGTTACCTAGGTTGATAGAATTTAATCCATCTATATCTAAGTAAACACCATCAGGTTTCATACTAGAAATTACTTGTTGTAATTTTAAGTGTGTTAATTGTATTTGATCAGCAAAAGGAATCATTCTTTTAACTAAAGAATCAATAGATCCTCTATACATTCTTGGAGCTGATAATACGTAAGGAGCATATACTTTTGATATAGAAGATTTTGGTCTAACCATATTCTTCATAACCTCCCACTTAAGTATGTGGTTAGTACCCATTACCAATATACCTTCAAACCAAACATCTATTCTTTTAGATAATTTCTCAAATTGAGCTTCTCCAGTTTTAGGACCTTGGAATGAATCGTCTCTTTTAATTACTTTTTCACCACCATTACCGTTCTTTTTCTTTTTGTAAACGATATTCATATCTGTTTTAAAAGCAAAGAATAGCAACGTTGCGCTATTATTATTTAAGTTACCTCCAGTTGAATTTCCTCCTTGTATATTTTGGTATGAATCCCATTTTGAAGCTAGTTTTGATATCTCTTTAATATCTTCTTGACTTAAATTAGGATTTATTTTTTTTAATTCCGTTATATTTACATTCTTTACCTCTCCAAAATAATAGCAATCCTCAAACGTAGGATCTTCTGTTGGAGACCAAACCATATTTGCTGGATCACAGTATTCTATCTTAATACCATTGTGAGTATCGAATGAATGTTTAGCAGCTGATATACCTAAAACAGTTGCATCTTCATCTATTCTTCTTTTAATTAAATCATAGTTGTTTAGTTTTAAAACATTATCAATAGCTTTTTCTTCAACAACCTCAACTTCATCTTTATAGAACTCCATGTGAAGATCTAATTCTTGTTTGTCAGCTGGCATGTTTTCTTCTGGTATTGGATACATATCTACACCAAGTAAATCCTTAGCATCCTTTAATATCTCTTTACCAACCATAGCTTTTTCTAGCTCAAATTTGTAAGCTCCTTTTTTCATAGAAGACATACTATCTATAGCCTCAGCTTTAACTTCGTATTGTCTATTAGACATTCCATTAACAACAATATCTACAAACTTAGGTATAATTGGTACTGGAGTCCAGTCAACATTAAGATATGAAATATCACCATTGACACTCATTTCTTTTTTATACTTTTGAACAGATTGCTCTCCTCTAGCGTATAATCTTAATTTGTGAAAGTGATCTCTATTTGTATAAAATCTAGAACCATTTAAAGAAGTTTTTCTAAACCACTCCCCTTGTATTGCATGTCCTACACTTCTACCATATTCTTCGCTCAACTTTTTATTGTCGTCAGCTAATTGATCTGGAAAGTATACGTTAGGTAATGAAAAGTCTTGACTCATATTTATTTTAATAATTCGCTTTGTAATCCTTTATTGGAATATCTTGCAAAATTAAACAATATTTCTTTATTATTTCTAATTGGCTTAACTACATAAGTTTGATTAGCCATAATCGCAAAACCACTACTAATAGAAGCATCAAATTTTGTTCTGTTAGAAATATCATAATTAGCCCAATCAAGTAAAGTTCTATTGAAATACATATTACCAATTTTACCAGCTTCTCTAAACTGACCACTGTAATCGATTCCGACATATTGATCTATGTAAGCCTCAATCGCATTTGCGTGAAGCTCAATTACTTGCATAGACGAAGGTATACCTCCTAGCTCTTTCTCAGATTGACTCAAATCATTCTTGTGTTTATCTGGTCTTCTTAGACAGAACTTATCATATCCTCTATTATAAAAATACTTTAACTGACCAACCTTGTTGTTCTCAATTAATATAGGCATACTATAAAACACACAAGCCATCAAACAATCTTCATAAAACTCTTCAGCAGTTCTAGGTCTTGCTATATATTCTAAGAAAAAGAAATTACTCGGTGCGTCCTCCATATTAAACTTTGTAAGACCATGTAATGAACCTTTAGATCCACCACCACCTACAACTCCAGATATATCATAAGTATCGCAACCGAAAGCTCCTATGTGTGCATTAGCAGGATGTCTCCTACCATTCTTCATGTCTACAACATTCGTATTCTCTTTATTTGGAAACCAAGTTACTTTAAAGTTACCATCTCGATTTGGAGTCCATATAACCTCACTATCTTTAACACCGTTCTTCCAAGCAAATTTACCCGTGTTCACAATTTGGTTTATCTCTAATCCATCATTGTAGTCTATTTGCTCATATATCTTTGACAAATCAAACAATGAGTTTTTAGCTTCATCTCTAAATGCATGACTCTCTGTTCTTGGGAATTGTCTATAGAATTCGTTTAAAGCGTCAGAATTGTTTTTTAAGGCACTAACTTCATTCTCCCAGTAGTCTATTACACCTGTGTAAATAAAGCCTCCCTGAATGTCTCTAATGGGCTTCTCAGGCGTTCTAAATACTGGTTGACCATATATGTCAATGTATCCTTCAAAATTCCACTCCATTGGGATAAATAAAGCATAAAGTCCACTAAGTGTCTGTCCATTTGCATTTCTCTTTGTAACATCTGAATCGTTATATAAAGACTTGTAATTCCCACCACCTTTTGCTATAGAGTTCGAAGTAGAACCCATCATACATTTACCAATGATTCTTCTACCTAAACGTAAACATGTTTTAGTAACCCTCCAGTTATTTAAGATATTATTAGGAACCTCCCATTTACCACTCTCGTCATGAACTAGTCTTAATAGTTTTTCTCCATCATAACTGTTGTCTGCGGTATTCTTCCAGTCAATAGTAGTATCTAATCCATCGACATCATCTTTTAAAGACGACATATTGTTCTTTGTAATTTTAGAAGCTGGTACACGATAAGCTAATTCTGTCTTTGGCTTATCCATACCATCCATAATTGGTTTAAAAAAGAATGGATAGTTACCAGAGATTGGAACAACTTTATCAGTAAACATTTTCTTAGCATCCGAACCTGTCTTAGATAGAATAC